TGTTCGATCAATTCCTTGACGTGCGTAAGCATCAGAATGCGCGTCTCAGGCCACTCGCGCAAAGCTTCCTGGCAATAGGCCGCGATGACGTGAGACTTCCCAGACCCGGTAGGCATCTCGATAACGGGATGTCCCTCCGGGTGGCGGCGGAACCAGTCGTCAAGCATGTCAATGGCGCGCTGCTGGTAATCCCTTAAAGCCATGTCAAAAAGGAACCTGCGAATTGATCAGGTCAAAGCTGGTGCGGGCGCCCGTTTCCGGGTCGCCGTTCTTCTCGATCTTGCCGTCGATCTCCCAAATTCCTGTAACGCCGTCCGGGCTTTCCATCGGTTGCCACGGCACAAGGTCAGGGTGCAGGACATGCGACGTGCAACCCCTGCGCTGTGCTGGCACTGGGATCACGTCGTCATAGACGCCGCAATGCCAGTAACCGTCAGGTCGGGCGGTGGAGTGCGCACACGTCCGACAGTTCACTTCGCGCGTGAGCTTCGTCTGGTGGCAGAACGTGTAAGCCGGGCAGAATTTGCATTGATACCAGGCAGGGGACGCGCCGGCGACAGGTTCGGGCATCCGGTCGGCTTCGCTGATCCGCCGCCCCCGATCGATCGCCGCTTGGGCCGCTTCCTTGTCATAGTAAATGCGCTCGATGTGCAGGCGGTCATCGTTCTTGTTGACGCCAACATACAATGCGCGGTCCAGCCCCGCGCCGTGCATGTAAACCTGCATCTGCACCCAGTGCTCTGGCTTTGCCTTGGCGACGCCGTCCTTCTCCAGCGCGGCGAATGACTTGTCCGAATGCGTCTTGAACTCGGCAACGTGCTGCGTCTTCGGCGCTTCGGGGACGTTGGACACGATGGCGTCTGCCGATCCGGAGATGTGACCGCCGAACGTGTAGTGCGCCTGCGTGGTTTCGATCTTGACGCCAGCCAGCTCGAGGTCGGCGAGAATAGTGTGTTCTTCCATCTGGCCGCGCCGGAACAAACGCAGGATGCGGCCTTCGTGCTGTTCGATCACGGCCCAGCGGAAGGAAAGCCAGAGCCAGCGGTCGCAGGCGTGCCCTAGCGTGCTTGCACCCATGTGGGGGCGAGGCATACGCCCCGCCGCCTCAGCATGGCGCTTGTCGATTAAGGTAACCAGGCCATTCTCAGGCGGCGGGATGCGCATTATTTCCTCCACGGCGGTGCTTTGGCGGCGGGGGCTTTCGGTGCCGGCGCTTCGGTCTTCATTGGTGTTGGCGTCCCTCCACCCCCATGCTTCCAGCCGCGCACCTCGTTGCGGGCGGCGTACTCACCGTCCGCGGCCTGCACGTCCAGTTTGATCTCGCAGGTTCCGCCGATCAGTTGGTCGGTGTCCTGTATCTCGGCAAGGCCGATCGCGCGCATCAGTTCGCCGAGTTGCTGGCGGCCAATCTGTTCGGCCTTGGCGTTCGGGTTGCGAATGTTGAGGTTGCCAAAGATCACGCGGCCCTGATGGGCTGGCCCGACAATGTCATAACGTACTTTGATATACTGACCGTTTCCGGCCTTGGTCGCCTTGACCTCGGCGGAGTGGATGCGCGCGGCATACCAGCCCGGCGGGACCGGATCGTATGAGCGGTCACTTTCTGGAAGCGATCCGATGCTGATGGTTTCATCAAGTCTCATGGTTAGTTCCCATCTTTTGTGATTGAGAATGACGCGCGACCGGGCGTCACGGTTATTGCTTCGGACAGGACGTCGGTGATGGCGGGTGCCGCTGCTTTCCAGAGCGCCATGTTGACCTCTGGCTTCCAGCGGAACAGTTGGCCGAGATGCGCAGTCAGCCCGCGCGCCTCTGCAACTTCCTGCAGCTTGTCGCCGTCGATCTTCCAGTTATCGCGCGCCGTCAGGCGGACCTTGTGTCCAGGCCATTCAAGATGGCCGCTTTCAAGCATCTCGTCTTCGATCTGCCGGCGGCGTTCGGTCCATTCCGTTTCGGCTTGCTTTGCCTCAAGCCAGAGGGCGGCGAGGTTGTCTTTCTTGAGCACAAATGGAGGTAGGCGGCTCATTCATTCCCCCTGTATCTTGGCAATGATCGCCCCAAGGTCCGGCGCTTCCCATGCGTCCAGCCGCCCAGAGCGATCCTTCGCCAGCCAGAGGCCGTCGCCGTCGCACATCAGCCCGCGCTGCGGCACGCCTTCGGCGTCTTTCTCGACGCGCAGGGCCAGCACCTCGTCGAAGAAGTAAGGCAATTGCTGGCCGCTCTTCTGGCCGGGCATGGATGGCGCATAGAGGATGCGACCCATTTCGTCCTGGCTCTTGTCCAGCTTGGCCGACATGTAGACGTGCTTGCCGGGAAGGTCGCGGAACGCGCGGATAATGTGCGCCATCGCTTCCTGCATTGCGCCGTAAGCCTGACGCGGATCCTTTGCGATGCGCTTTTCGTCGCCGAGCACAACCTCGGCAATTTCGCTAATGCTATCCAGCGCCACGGACTGATATGCAGCCGCCTCTTCAGAGGCGGTCAGCCATTCAAGAGCGTCCTGCAAATCAGCGATGTTGCCGATCTCGATGTAGGGCAAATCAGCGCCCGCGATCGACAGAAGGCCAGCCTCTGCTGACAGCGTGATTGGATTTGGAAGTGTGGGAATTAGGGAAGTCTTGCCCGCGCCGGCTTGTCCGTACACGAGCAGTTTAACGCCATCACGCGCAAGTGCGCTCGTGCGCTTCAAGTTAATCGCCATTGTTTCGTTTCCTGTTTCGCCCTGTCGGCTGATCCGGTCGGGCAGGATGTTTATTGCACAGCGTGCACGGATGTGCAACCCTGATTTAAACAGGAGACGGAAATCATGGTGGACGTGACGCAGATATTCGGCGGGCCGTGGCGTCTGCCGACGCCGGTGGCGATCGACGAGCAGATCCGCCAGGCGATGGCGTCGGCAGGCATAACACCGCCACCGTCGATAGAGATGGATGGCAAGCTGCATCGCTACGCAACCGGCAGCAAAGGCCAGCCGGGCCACGACAAGCCGGGATGGTATGTGTTCTTCCCCGATGGCGTTCCGGCGGGAATGTTCGGCGATTGGCGCACTGGTGCTTCCAGCACGTGGCGCGCGGACATTGGTCGTGAATTAACACCGGTCGAGTTGGCATCAGTCTCCCGCCGGCAGGCCGAAGCTCGATCGGCCCGCGATGCCAAAGCGGCCAGCGCCGCCGATAGTGTGGAGCTGATCTGGTCACAAGCGGGAGCCGCCAGCCCGGATCATCCCTACCTTATGCGCAAGGGCGTTAGCGCTCATGGCCTGCGCATTACAGGCGACGGCCGCCTGATGGCGCCCCTGTTCAACACGGACGGTTCTTTGTCCTCCCTCCAGTACATCGACGCTGACGGGGGCAAGCTTTATCACCCAGGCGGGGCCACTGGCGGCAAATACTGGAGCGTCGGGGCGCTTGAGGGTGACACGATTTACGTTGCGGAGGGCTTTGCGACAGCAGCCACCATCCACGAGGTGACGGGCCGCCCATGTGTCGTCGCCTATAGCGCATCGAACCTTGTGCCGGTGACGGGAGCCATTGCCGCGGCTCACCCTTCGGCAAGAGTTGTTATCGTCGCCGACAATGACGCATCCGGCGTCGGGCAGCGTTACGGCGAGCAGGCCGCCGCAAAGCACGGCGCCCGCCTTATCCTCGTCCCCATCCCCGGCGATGCCAACGATTACCGCGCCGCGGGCCACGACCTCGCGGCATTGCTTAACCCGCCGATCGATCAATGGCTGATCCCGGCGGACGACTTTTCCGCCCAGCCCGCGCCGATATCCTGGCTGGTCAAGGGCTGGCTGCAGGATCGGGCCCTGATCATGGTTCACGGCCCATCCGGGGGCGGCAAGACGTTCCTCGTGCTGGATTGGGTCCTGACAATGGCGTCAGGGGCTCGTCAGTGGAACGGCCGCAAGGTGCGCCCCGGTCCCGTGGTCTACCTCGCCGGCGAGGGCCACCAGGGCCTGCGGGGCAGGGTAGCGGCGTGGAAGCAGCACCACGGCGTGCTCCGCCTCGACATGTGGCTGTCGAAGGGCGGGTGCGACCTGAACACGCGCGAGGGATTGCGGCGCGTTTCCGACGCCGTCC